GTCGGCCGAGTCGACGAAGAGCACGCCGCCCTTCTGCTCCTGACCCAGCCCCTCACCGAACGTCCCCGCGTCCCCGTCATCACCGTGGGCCTGCGCCCCCACCCCACCAGCCCGGACGCCGAGGCGCCCTGGCAAGGCCTCGTGGGCCGCCTGCTCGCCACCATGTTCGCCCTCCCCGAAGGCGGCGCGGTGTTCGTTCTTGACGAGGCTACTTTTGGCGCTTGCGCGCGGCTTCCACTTCTTGCCGCCTCGCTTCCTCGTCGCCGATGTCTTTCTCGTATCGCGCCATTCGATCGACGGCAGACAAGTCGGCGCCGGTTACGCGCGCGCTGCGGCCGATGGCCTTGAACAGCTCCGCATGTCGTTTCCAGTTTTCAGCCTGCGCGCGGCTTCTCTCGGCGTCGGTAATGGGGATGTCGGTTTTGAGTTCGAGCGGCTTGGCGCCCGGCGCGCAGGGGCGCTCGGTGTAGCTCGTGCGGCCATCGATCACGCACTTGTATTGCGCCACGGCCGAAAAAGGAAGGAGGAGACAGGCAAGAAGAAAGGCGCGCAGCATGGCGGCAATCCTCAACGGTCGAGCAGCGTTACCCCGAAGTGATAGGAGCCGTCCGGCAATCGGTGCTTGCTGATAATCAGCTCCATCGGCTTGTCGAGTGTGACCAGTTCAATCAGCGCCGATTCCAACAGAATGCCCGACAAGCCCGGAAGCCAATAGCGCGAACCTTTGGCAATCGGTCGGTCGTCTGGTTGATCTGTCCCCACTCAGGCATTCTAACGCGCCTTGGCCGACTGGGTTGACTCATTTGCCAGCGCAACAGCGGCGAGATATGCGCTCCACGTGTAACCCCACACCCCCGCATGCCCGTGCGTCACAAGGATACACGCGGACCGGTCTAGGTCTGCTGCGCGGCATTGGCCAGCGTGGCGCGGGCGGCCTGGGCCAGGGCCGCCCGCGTGCGGAAAAAATGCGGGTTCAGCGCCTTGCAGGCTTCGATCAGCGGCTTGAGTTCGGACGGCGCGCAAGCCTCCATTTCTTCGGTCGTCGCGTCTGACATTTCCGCCAGGTCATCGATGCCGAAATCCTCGAATGCCAGCGCGTGAATCACATCGCAGGACTTGAGGATTTCGCGCCGCCGCAGCCAGTCGCGCACGTCTGCAAATGTCAGCTCCCGGACCGTGACCACGCGCGGCCCGAGATGGACTTGACTCGTCAGAGCCATCAGGACGCGATCTGGATTTCGCAGAATTGCGAGTTGGTCGCCGCTGAAATCGTCGAATCTTTGAGCGCCATGAACGGCAAAGACAGTACTCCGAATTCGTCCCCGATCAGAGACAGCGACTGCGCGCTGCCCAACTTGGCCTGCCAGATCTTCGCCGCCAGTTGTTTGCCCGAATTCACGTCGATGCCCTCGAAATGAATCGACACCAGCGGCGCAACCGCCTGCAGCCCCTGCGCACTGGTCGAGAGCAGCGGCGTGTAATCGATGGTGATGGCGTCGCCGGAAGTCACGGCCGGCGTAGTGATCGTGCTCGCAATCTGGACGCCGCCGGCAGAGTAGGTGAAATCAGCCGACAGAATGGCCGTCCCTCCCTTTTTCAGCACAGGGGCTACGGTGATGTCGATCAATCGCTTCGTGGCGATGAAGCCGCCCGCATTGATCTTGTAGCCCGCCTCGCCGGTTATCGGGGTCGCCGTTTGCGCCGTCGTCGTTCCCCACATGGCGCGCGCCAAGTTCGCCGCCGTGAAGTGGCGCAAGTCCATTTTTCCGGTAACGGTTTTGATGCGTTTCACGCTGGCGTCCGTGCCGCCTGCCGGGTTCGTGAAGTCCATCAGTTCCTTCTCGTCCGGCTGCAGGGTGATCTCGAAAATGCTGGCGTTTTCGACGTCGACGAAAGCGCGCTGCTCGTAAGTGTTGCTCGTGCTGTACGGGGCGATCCGGATTTTTCCAGACCCCATGTATGCATAACCCATGTGATGCCTCCTATTGTGCTGCTTTGATGGTGATGGGGATGGCGACAACCGCCTGGTCGTCGTAATGATCGATTTCGATAGCGCCGCTGATCTGCGCGTCCATGACCACGCCGCCGAGCGTGTTGCGCTTGGTGATGGCGTCCGGCAACAGCGCGGCGACAACGGAATCAATGATCGGGTTGAGTAGCGTCGTCGGGGCAATCGTCTTGTCTGCCTGCGTATGCACGTAGATGAGCGCAATCAGCGAAAATTGCCAATGGCGATCGCCGCCCGGACTCGTGGTCAGCGTCTCCGTGTGCTGGCTCAGAAACAGCGCCGGTTGCTGCTGCTGCGGCACGTCGTCCCAATGCTTGAGTCGGCGCGATGTCGTGACGAACCCGGCAACGGCCGACAGCTTGGCGAACAGCGCCGCATAAATGGTCTCGCGAGCGATCATGTGAAGGCCACCTTGGCGGCGTCACGCAGCGCCTGTTCCATGCCTTTGACGATCTCCGGCTTCATCTCGGCGAGCGCCGGCCGCAGGAACGGACGCGCAGCGTACTTGATCTGCCTCGAGAACGCGCGGACGGAAATTTGCCGAGGGTCCTTGACCTTTCGCCCAAAGGCCACCGTCATCAGGCGAGAGTGCGCCTTGACGTTTTCCGTTCCGGAAAATCCCATCTCGTGACGCTGCCCATAGACAACATTTGTGCCGACGAAGCCATAGACGCGCGCGCCGTCTTCCTCGACGCGGGAATTGATCGAACGGCGCAGCCTGCCGGTGCGCACGTGCAACACCTGATCTGATAGCTTGGTCTCCTGCACCCGCTTCTGCAGGGCAAACGCCAGACGGGTGACGCGCTTGACCAGTTGCGACTGCAACTCGGGGCCGAAATGGGAGAATCGCGCAACCGCTTCGCGATCGCCGACGAGATACCCATCGATCACAGCAGGATGACCTTTCTGTAATTGGATAGCGTCGTCTCGATAGCGTCAGAAAAATCCTTCTGCGAGAAAGTAATCGTTTCTCCGCCTATCGATTTGCTGACTTGCCCGATGCGGTCGCGCTCCTTGTAGCGCATCGAGATTAGTTCGATCGTCGCCTGCTCGATTTCGTTTGGCGTAGTGGCATAGCCAGCCGTGTAACTTACGACAACGTTCTGCAGCCCGCGCCAGAATCGATAACCGCCAACGAGAACCAGCTTTGTCTGGGTGAATAGATACCCGGAACCTTGCGCGTTGGCTGCGGCGGGAATCGAAAAGCCTTCGATCGTCAGCGAAGACACGGCCGATACCGGATAGTTGGACAGCGGCAACACGTAGCCGCCAGTTCCGTCGCGCGTCTCGGTGTACGGCTGCACCGCGATCGTGCGGTTAAGCCACTTCTGAACGTAATCGCTGGCGGCCGAAATCAGCCGCGTCAACAAGGCGTCGTCGGTTGTCGCGGTGACGCCGAGCCACCCTTTGACGTTCGCCAGCGTCGTCAAATCAGCCATGCGTGATTCCCCAAAAGAAAAGGCCGCCCGAAAGCGGCCCTTTCACACCTGGAAGAGACTGGATTACCCGTTGCCGATGTTGGTGATGATGCCCATCGAGAACGGCGCGAAATGCTGCAGCACACCGTCGGCATAGACGCCATACTCGTACTTGCGCGTCTTCAGCGGCCATTCGAGCGAGTAGTAGTCCTGCCGCATCAGCATGCGCGCGACGGCGGTGACGTTGGCGACCGCATACGGCAATTCTGCGGTGTAGAAGAAGACCGTCCCGGCCGGCAAGTTTGGATGCACGACCAGCGGAATCTCGCGGCCGACAACCTTGTTCCAGTAGCTTCCGATGACGACGCCGGCAGCGATACCGTTTGTCTGCGCGTTAATGTTGGCGTTGATCTTCAGCAGCGGGGCGCCGCCGTTGCCGATGACCTTCTTCGTGATGTTGACCAACTCCTGCGAACTGACGTAGATCGTGGACGGCGATGTGCGATATTTGTTGTAAAAATTGACGAACGCCACCTCGAATTCCGAGATCCCGCCCGCGCCGTCCGAAGTCAGCGGCGTGCCGGTGCCAGCGGTGCCGGTCGCCTGCACGGCGATGTACGCATTCGATCCGCTCTTGAATGCCTGCGTCAGCAGCCCGTCAAAGTCCAGCGCGGAAGTGCTCGAGTCCGTTGCTGTCAGCGAGGACGCCAGCTGCGTACCAGTAGCGGCAGCCGTAATCGAAACGCTGTTGATGCTCGTGATTGCGCCCAGAGCCTCACTACCGGCGGCACCCCAGAACCATGCGTAACCGACCGCTCCATTGCCGGAGTTGGCTACGGTAGCGGCGATACTAGAAGTCGATCCGGTCGTCACGACAGTAGCCGCCGCAGACTTCTGCGCCGAGCCACCGCCAAATGTGTCGGTCGTTCCGTCCGCATTGGTGCGCGTAATCTGTCCCGGCACCGTTGCCGATGCGATGGCGAGGGACTGCCCGATGGCCCCGTTATTGACGCCGACGACATCGAGATACGCTTGCAGCGACAGCGCGACGGCGATAACGCTCCACGTTCCAGCGGCCAGCGTCCCGCCAGAGCCCGATCCGACCAGCGACGGCGTTGGCGTGGTTCCCAAGGCGACGCTCGTATTGCCGCCGAGGATCAAGCGCTCCTCCTGGATCATGGTCGCCTGCAACGTCTGCAGGGTTGCCAACGCCTTGAGGTCTTCGTAACCCTTGCCGGCGTACTGCGCTTCAAAGGTCACGCTGTTTTCCAGCCCATATCCGCGAAAAGCCGCGAAGTATTCGGACAAAGTGTGCGTGATGGTCCCGCCGCGCTTGCCTTCGGCGATGCCGGCGCGCGTGTTGCCGGCGTTGATGTTCGTGATCGCCTTCCAGTTCGCTTGCGTCGCGAACCCGCCGCCGATGCGCGCGATGCTGTTGCGCAGCGGCGTAAGGACGGGCCACAGTTTGAGCGACGGGGCTTCGAGGTTGTACGCCTGCAGGCCGGTCGTCGCGCTGCCCGGCGCGGCAAACGTCTTGATGATGTCATCCGGATTCGATTGCGCCACCTTCAGCAGCGCGAGAGTTTCGGCGGTGGTATTTGCGCCCATGGTGTTTTGCTCCAAAAAAAAGCCGCCTCAATGGCGGCAAATGGCAAACATGAAAAAGGCCGCAACGCGGCCGGATTGTTGAAAAATCGATTACTTGACGACAGGCGCGCCCGCGCGGATCATCTTGATGAGGGTCGCGGCCTCGTTGATGTCGCCTCGATGGTCGATAACAGGGGCAACCTTGCTGGCTGGCTCATCTTCCGCGCCGGCATCTTCGCCCTTTGCCACCGCGCGGAGAAATGCCTTGCCGGGAGCGGGCAGGGCTTCCAGCTCTTGCACTCGCTTCTGCAGTGCGTCGCGCTCTGCGGCAATCTTGACGGCTTCGGCCTTCGCTAGATCTAGCTCGCCGGCCACCTTCGCCAGATCGGCAGCAGCTTCCGCTTTGCTGCCATCTTCGTCGTCGCAGTCCTTGTCATATCCTGTGCTGGCAAGATGGTCGCCAGCTTCGCGGATGGCCTGATGCGCCTTGGCGAGCTTGTCGCGAGCGGCTGCAGAGAACTTCGCCCCCGCCTTGGCAAGGTCTCCGGTCTTGTCGGCGAGCGCCAGATCCCGAGCCGCCGATTGCTGCGCCAAGCTTTGGAGTTCGGACACCATCTCGGCCACTTCTTCTGCGGCCATGTCCTGCAAGATTTTCGCGCCCTCTTTCAGCCAGTCGCGCAGCGCCTGCGGGATCGGCGAAGAATCGCCTTCACTCTGCGACTCCCATTCGCTGCTGGCGCAAATGCTTGCCAGCGAATCCAGCACATCGGCAAGTCGAGTGACCGTGTACAAGCCCTTCTTCAGGTCTTCTTCTGCCGGCAGATCGGCCTTCGCAAGCTCAAGCAATCGCTCTGCGGAAATGGCGCCCTTATTGAGCAGATCGGCCAGCGCATCGACCGCCGGCTCTTGATCCGCGTCGCCGTCGATCTTGCAAACGGTGATGACCGCTTCAGGATTGGCCGGGCGATCTACAAGGGAGATTTCCACGAGCTTGAGTCCCTTGATAATCGACTTGTTCAGCTCGTCGCGACTGGTCACTTTGCCACCGATGGAGAACCCCTTGTAGACGTTCGCCTGCACCTTCTTGACCGCCTCCGAATCGACGATATGCGCGCCGAAGAGCGTTCTGCCGTCGTCTTCCACCCGGCATTCGATGGCGGTTCCGGCGGCGGATGGCTGGTGCATCTCGCGCACGGCTCCCCATTTCATGTAATCGGGGATGGCGGCCTTCATGGCCTCGGCTGTAACCGTCTCGCCGTCCGAATCAACAGCCTCGCTCGATGCGTAACCCCAGACCTTGATCGTTCCGTCGTCCTGCGATTCGGTTTTGCTGATTTCTGCGTACAGTTTCACTTGCTGATTCTCCTGGAGTTATGCGCGGATCTGGCCTGGTCTGTTTGACGCGATCAGGCCCTTGCTGACGAGGTACGGCAGACCGTTGGCAACTCTCGGATCGTCGAGCGAAAACCGGTCAGTGGCGGTAGCAACGAGGTACAGAAACTGCGCAATCTGCGGGTCGGTCTGCTGCGCAGCCAGGATTGCGGAAAGCTCTGCCGACGTGAATCGGTCTCGGAATTGCTCCGCCGTTACGTATCGATCTGCTGTTTGCTGCATGTCCGCGCCGGTGCGCACGACAACTTCAATCGGGCCGTTGATCCAAACCTCGCGCGGTTTCGGCGTAGCTTCGGCAATGGCAATGTTCGCGTCTGAGTAAGTGTAGCGAGTAATTGCCATACTTTTACGCTCCATGTGTTACCGAAAATTGCCTGAGAACAAATACTGCACCGGTGTCCGCGTTTGA